GAGTTCGCGCTCGCGCCGCGTCCCGAAGGGCACGCCGGCGACTGGCTGCCCGACACCGTGGGCGCGCTGCTGGACTTCGGCGCGCTCAACACGATGAGCATCGGCTTCCTCGGCACGGAGGCGCGACCGGCGAGCAAGGCGGACACGGAGCGCTTCGGCGAGGGCGTGCGCCGCGTCTACGGGAAGTGGAAGCTCCTCGAGGTGTCGGTCGTGTCGATCCCCGCCAATCAGGACGCGATCATCACCGCCGTCCGCAAGGGGCTCGTGAGCGCCGCCGCCGTCAAGCGCTTTGGCGTCACGGTGCCTGACGCACCCGCGACGGTCGAGGTCGCCCGCAAGTGGAAGGTCGGCATTACGATCCCCGCCGTCGCCGCGGACGACCGCACGCGGATCGTGCGCGACGAGATCGCGCGCGCCCGTGGGCGCATCTACGCGGACTGACCTGCACAGACTCTCTCCTTGGCGCGGGCCGTCCGTTGTGGGCGGCCTGCGCTGCTTTTGGCGCGCCTAGTGTTGTGGCATCGGATCGGTCGGGACGGTGGGCCACAAGCCCGAACGTATGACCTGCGCCGCACGTAACCAACTCACCCGAAACCAACCCCAATCAAGGGAACCTGTACCAATGAAGAAGGTCACACTTGAGGAGCTGCAGAAGAGCCTGCAGAACCTCGCCAACCAGAAGGGCTCCAAGGGCTTCGCCAAGGCGAAGGCTCTCTACATGGAGGACGTGATGGTCGTGGACGCCGAGGGCAACCCCGTCGATCCAGCATCCATCGACATCGAGATTTCGCTCGCCGAGGCGCCCGTCGAGGCGATGATGGACGAGAAGCCCGAGGACGCCGCGAAGAGCATCGCGTCCGAGGTCCGCTCGGTCATCCGCGAGGAGATCAGCAAGGGCGCCAAGGCACCCAAGGCCGTCGTCGTCGAGGCTGCGAAGCCCGTCTACGGCCGCGCTCGCTACCTGAAGTCCGCCGAGGAGGCGTACAACTTCGGCCGCTGGGCGATGGCGTGCATGGGCTCGCAGAAGTCCGCGCAGTACTGCGCTGACAAGGGCATCCGCGTCACGAAGGGACACGTCGAGGGCATCAACACCGCCGGCGGCTTCCTCGTGCCCGACGTGCTCGAGCCTTCGCTCATCAACCTCCGCGACACCTTCGGCGTCGCTCGCCAGCAGTGCCGCATCGTCCCGATGGGCAGCGATGTCCTTCGGATGCCGCGCCGCACGGGCACGGTGACCGCGTACTTCACCGGAGAATCTTCGGCCGGAGTTGAGAGTGTCCAAAGCTTCGACCAGATCAGTCTGGTCGCGAAGAAGCTCATGGTGCTCACGACCATCAGCAGCGAGCTGAACGAGGACAACATCGTCGCGCTCGGCGACAACCTCGCGCAGGAGTGCGCGTACGCGATGGCGAAGAAGGAGGACGAGTGCCTCTTCGAGGGCGACGGCACGAGCAACTACGGCGGCATCGTCGGATGCAAGACGGCGTGCGCTCACGCCGGCGCGACCTCCGACGCAGGCGTCACGGCGCTCTCGTCGGTCACGCTCACGCACCTCCGCGCGGTGGTCGGGAAGCTCGCCCAGTGGGCGGACGGCCCGAATGCCAAGTGGTACGTGCGCCGCTCGGTGTGGAACTCGGTCTTCCTGCGTCTCGCAGAGGGCGCCAATGGCGCGATGCTCGGCGAGATCATGGACGCATCGACGCAGCAGCTCAAGTTCTACGGGTACGACGTGGTTCTCTCCGAGGCGATCGCTTCCCCAAGCGATGCGGACGGTCAGACCTACGCCTACTTCGGCGACATGAGCCTCGCGGCCTACCTCGGCGACCGCCGCGGCCTGACCGTGGAGTTCTCCAACGCCGCGCTCAACGCGTTCGAGCAGGACGAGATCGCAGCGCGGGCCACAGAGAGATTTGACCTGAACGTCGCGAACGTCGGTTCGGGCTCCGTGTCCGGCGCTCTCATCCGCGCAACCCTCTGATCCTGAAAGGACACAGACCTATGCACTACAACCAGAACACGAAGACGATCTCGCTCGCCCCGGCAAGCGTGAACCAGTCGCAGACGGCCACGCTGATCGTGGACACCAAGGGCTTCGCCAACGCGCAGTTCGTGGTGCTCCCGCAGACGGCTTCGGCGACCACGCGCGTCGTGGCCCTCTCGATCGCGGAAGGCGACACCACCGCCGCCTTCACGAACGTGACGGGCTACGTCGGCGGCACCAACTCTGCGGACGGCTTCACGCTGCCCGCAGAGATGGCCACCTCGGCAACCGCCGTGCAGCCGCTCGTCCTGAACGTGGACTGCCTCGGCAAGAAGCGTTATCTCCGCCTGTCCTACACGCCCGGCACCACGCAGGTCGTCGGGGCGATCTGCAACCTGTCGCGTCCGGCCACCGCGCCTGACTCGATCGGCGAGGCGATCGCAGCGCAGGGCAGCGGCGCAACGAACGGCACCGGAAACACCACGCTCGGCGTGGTCGTGAACGGTCCGTTCTCGCAGCTCGCCTGATCCACCCCGCCGGCCTTCGGGCTGGCACCGTGCGCACGACGCACATCGACGCAGGGGCGGCCTTCGGGTCGCCCCTGTGTCATTGGTGCGGTATCGTCCGCGCATGATCAAGCTCGACCTCGGCTGCGGCCCGCACCGCCTTCCCGGCTACATCCCCATCGACGACTCGCTCGGGCATGACGTGCGCGCGCTGCCCTTCCGCGATGAGAGCGTGGACGAGATCCGCGCGTCGCACGTCCTCGAGCACATCCCGTACCGCGAGGCGCAGACCGTGCTAGAGCACTGGTTCCGCCTGCTCAAGCCGGGTGGCGTCATCAAGATCGCCGTGCCCGACTTTGAGAAGATCGTCAACTGGTACGGCGAGAACCGCGGCGGCGAGATGCCGCTTGAGGGATTCCTCATGGGCGGACAGATGGACGTGCTCGACGAGCACAAGGCGATCTACCAGCAGCAGAAGCTCGTCGGACTGCTCGAGGCGGTCGGCTTCACGGCGTGCGAGCCGTGGGTCAGCAATGACGGCGACTGCTCCTCGCTGCCCGTGAGCCTCAACGTCAAGGCGCGCAAGCCTGATCCCGAGGTGCCTGCCGAGCCGCCGACGTACAAGGACGTGGCGCTCTGCTTCACGACGCCGCGCCTTGGCTTCACGGAGAACATGTTCTGCGCGACGACCGCGGGCGTAAAGCTGCAGATGAACGTGCACCGCACGCAGGGCGTCTTCTGGACGCAGGGCATCGACCGCGTGCTCACGGACGCAATCGCGCGCCCGGAGGTCAAGTGGGTCGTGACGGTGGACTACGACACGGTCTTTGAGTGGCGCGACATCGTGCGCCTGCGGACGATCGCGGAGGCGAACGCCTGCGAGATCCTCGTGCCGATGCAGGCCGGGCGCGAGCGGTCCTGCCCGCTGTTCACGATGAAGGACCACGACGGCAACATCCGCCGCACGATCCTCGCCGACGAGATGGACCGCGACTGCGTGGAGATCAGCACGGGGCACTTCGGGCTCACGATCATCAGCGCCGAGTCGCTGCGCAAGCTCGCCAAGCCGTGGTTCAAGGGCGAGCCCGCCCCGGACGGCGGATGGGGCGAGGGGCGCATGGACGACGACATCTTCTTCTGGAAGCGCTGGCACGAGTCCGGGCGCAAGGCGTGGCTCTGCCCGCGCGTGCGCGTCGGGCACATGGAGCTCGTTGTTTCGTGGCCGGGCTCGGACCTGCTGACGCGCTACCAGCGGATCAACGAGTACCACGCGCAGGGCAAGCCGTGGTACGCCCGCTCCTAGAGTTGGGGCATGCCCGTCAGCGCCTACGCACTCACGTCGCTTGCCAACCTCAAGGAATATCTCGGCATCTCGTCCACGGCGGATGACACGCTGCTCGAGAAGTGCATCGACCGCGCAAGCGTCCGCATGGAGACGTACTGCAACCGCCTGCTCAAGGCGCGCGACCATGTCGAATGGCGAAGCGGATCGGGAGTCAGCGAGATCAGGCTGTACCAGTATCCGTGCTCGCAGGTGATCGGCGTCTGGACGGGCGCGTACGCGGCGCTCGTCGTGGGCTCGGGCGACGCGACCGACATCCGCGCAAGCATCAGCATCAATCAGGAGACGGCAAGCCCAGCTGCCGTGCTGACGCGCACTACTGCGGCAGGCGTGACCACGACCACGACGCTCGCCTTCTCGACGTACACGACGACGGCGGCGCTGGCGACCGCGATCGGATCTACTGCGGGCTTTACCTGCACGATCGGCAAGAACATCCGCACGTCGCAGCTCCGTCCGCGCGCGGCAGGCGATGTGGTGCTCGCCACCGTGACGCTCTTCGCTGCCGACACGCCGAGCGAGTACAGCTACGACGCCGACACGTCCACGATTGCCATTGACCAGTCATGGTGGGCGTACTGGCCGCTCGAGCGCGGCATCATGCCCGATGCGGTCAAGAGCGTGTGCATCGAGTACCGGGCGGGATACGAGACGATCCCAAGCGACATGGAGCAGTGCTGCATCGAGGTGGCATCGATGCTGTTCCGCGACCGCAAGCGCGACAAGAGCCTGATCACCGAGCGCCTTGGCGACTACTCGTACAGCCGCGCAAGCCCATCCGGCGACGTGATGGGATCGTCAATCCTCGCCATCATGGAGGAGTACCTCCTCGAGTACCGGGAGTTCTCTTGAGCATCGAAAGCCTGATCTCTCAGTTCGGCATCGCTGCCACCACGCAGCGCCCGACCACTACCCGCGATAGCGGCGGATCGGTCATCAACACCTACACGAACGCCATCACGAGCCTGACGGTGTACATGCAGCAGCGCGACGGGGCGGAAGGCGACATGCTGGGCTCGCAGCGCAACACGCTATCGGCAGTAGCGTACGTGCCCGTGGGAACGCCTATACAGCCGCAGGATCGGCTCTTCATCGGGACCGCGTTCTGGGATGTCCATGAGGTCCGAACGCCTGACGAGCGATCCTCGGCGGACGGAATAGCCCATACGCGCCTGTCCTTGACGAGAACGCTTCCGCTGTGAGCAAGGTCACCCACAACTTCGACGCTAATGCGATTACGCAGCGGGTCAATTCGGCCTTGCTTGAAGGGACGCTTGCGATCCTCGTCAAGGTGCAGAACGAGATGGTCGAGATGCTCGGCAGGCCGGGTACGGGCCGCATGTACGTCAAGGGCCAGAATCCGTTCGCGTCGGCCAAGACAAGGCGCGAGAAGGCGGTGCAGGCGATCTCGGAGGGCACTAGCGTCCGTGCGACCGGATTTCACAGGGCATCGGCTCCCGGTGAGCCTCCAGCGGCAGATACGGGCAACCTGCGCCGCAATGTCACGGTCGCCAAGCCGGCGATGATCAACGAGGAAAAGACTGTGGGCTGGCAGATCGGCGTCGCGGTCAGGTATGCCCGCGCGCTCGAGTTCGGCTATCCCAAGCGAAAGCTGCTGCCGCGCCCGTACGCGATCCCGAGCATCGAGAAGATCAAGAAGGAGGCTCCGCAGATGATCGCCAAGGCACTGATCGCTGCCGGGTTCAAGGCAGGTGTAGCCAAGTGAAGCCGATCATTGCAGCCATCTACACCAAGCTGGCGAGCGTGACGACGACAGGCTCGTTCCACGCCCTGACCAAAGGCAACTATTACCACGTCGAGGCACCGCAGAACAGCGCCTTCCCGGTATGCGTCTACAAGCTGTCCGACGTGATCAACGACGACAGGTTCGGCGGCTCCCGGATCAACCGCTCCCTTCTGACCTTCACGACCTACTGCGAGGCCAAGGGCGGGGCCGACTTGGCGCTCGACATTGACGAGGCCCTGTTCACGCTGCTGGACCAGCAGACCCTGACCGTAAGCGGCTCCACCTACGGGAACCTCAACGTGCAGTGCATCATGCGCGGCGCGCCCTATGCTTCCGAGGAGTTCATCATCCTGAACAGCACCTACTCACTCTTCTCCACGAGGATCGCGTAAATGGCAGCACTCTCCGGCAATACGGGCAACATCAGCGGCAACGGCATCATCGGCACCCTGAACACTTGGAGCTGCACGATCAGCCGCGCGGTCGCCGACGTGACCGGGTTCACCAACAGCGGTCGCAACCGCCTGCTCGGCGTCTACGACCTGACCGGAAGCGCTGGCGGCGTCCTCGACAACACGGCGGGCTTCGTGTCCAGCAACTTCCTCGCTGCGCACACCGCGGCATCGGGCGGAGCGATCACCCTCACCGCCGAGAGCGGCAACACGATTCAGGCGACCTGCGTCGTGTCCGACGTGACCATGTCGGTCACCAAGACGGGTGACTCGACGGTGACATTTGACTTCTCGCTCGCGTCCACGGCGACCGGGACGGACAGCCCGTTTGTGATCAGCTGGAGCTGAATCCGCAATGAGGAGAGAGCCGACCGTGGTCGGTATGCCAATCGCCGGGCTTGGCGGCATCGACGCGCGAACGTCAGAGGACGACTGGGTCGTTACGGGCGTGCATCGCGGCAAGGAGTTCCGGCGCTACGTCTCGCCAAACGCCACGATGGAGAACGCCATCGCGCTTGTCGCGCAGATCCTGAAGCTGACGCCAGATGGCCTGCAGTGGATCAGGGCGCAGCGTCGCCATGAGGTCGAGCGCTGCATCAGGATGGACGGCGACTGGTTACGATCGCGCACCATATGACACCGCAGCCGACTATCGGGAACGTGACGCTCCGCACCTTGAGCCCGCGCGACTGGCTCGAATTGTCGCGCGAGTGGATCGGCAAGGAGCAGGCGAAGATCGAGGCGTCCATGCGACGCGCCGGGGCGACCGGCACGGAGATCGCGCGCGAGGTCGAGCGGTTCGCGGAATCGCACCAGACCTACAGCGTGCTTGTCGCCATGTGCCGCAACGTCGAGGGCTCCCTGATGATCCTCGACCGCGCAGCGCAGCGCGCAAGCGTGTCTCGCGAGGCTCTGGACGACGCGATGACGGGCCTGCAGCCTGACGAGCTGATGCTCTGCGCGTACCGCTGCATGGGCTTCAGGATGTCAGATGGAGGCTCGGAGGGCTCCAGCCCAAACGAGTGACGCCGACGGACGCGGAGATCGTCCGTTCGGCTGCAATCATCGCCCGCTACCTGCCGGGCATCCATGACCCTCTCGGCATGGACATCGGTGACCTCAACGCGCTTGCCGATGCCGTGGGCGACATCCTGCGGATGGAGCGCGGAGGCTCGTCGGGCCCGCAGTCGCACAGGGCTAAAGTTGAGGCTGACATGCGAAGGCTACACGGCTAATGGCTGACGTTACCGATCCATCGATGAAGGTGCGGATCGAGGGCGATTCCACGCCACTCGAAAAGACCCTCAAGGAGGCCGAGAAGAAGGTCGACCAGTCCGGCAAGGACATGGGGTCCAAGGTCGAGAAGAACCTGACCGAGGTCGCCAACAAGCTCGGCAGCAAGATCGCAAAGATGATCGGCGCCGGGTTCGCGATCAAGGCGCTTGACGATTCGCTGAAGATCATCGCAGCCGGGATCAGGCAAGGCAAGGGTGCTGAAGACATCGCGCTTGCGATTGGCGACTCGATCCTTGAAGGCTTGCGGCGCGTTCCGGTCGCAGGCGCGCTAGGTGACATCCTTGCGATGGTGTTCGATCCTCTGCTTGGCGATCCTCAAGCAGTTGCAGAGGCGCGCGAGAAGTACGCCGGACAGCAAGCCAAGGAGAAGGAGCGACAGCGCCTGCTCCGTGACATTGCTGGCGTTCAGGCTGATCCGATGACAGAGGCAGACCTTCGGATGCAGAAGGACATTGACCGGATCAATGAACTAGAGGAGCGCGCGCTGTCAAGCCTTGTCAAGACCAGAAGATTTATGCAGAAGGAGTTTGAGGCTGCTGTCGAGAAGGCTGCTAGGGAGTTTGATCCGGCTGCGTTTACGGATGCAGATCCAAGAAGACGGCATAGCGCAATGGACTTTGCGCGCCGTAATCTCGTGAAACGTGCGGAGTTTGAGACAGCGCCGGAATTGACGGCAGATGCTCTTGCGGAGCAGAGCCGCATCAGGACCGAAGCGGAGGCAGCCCGCCAGCGCGTTCGCGACGAGGCTGCACGCAGAGCAGCAAAGGTGGAAGCGCCATCGCCTGCAGAAGAAGTCAAGTTGCCTGACATCGTGCCGCCTGATGTCGATGTTGAGGAGGCTGTTGAGGACATGCACGACTCGATCGTGCAGCAGGGCAACGAGAGCGTCTTCTCGGATACGCGCATGATCGGGCTTGCCACCGATACGCTCTCGGAACTGCGAGAGGTTCGCAAGGCAGTTGACAGGTTCACCACCGCCAACATAGGACTCCGCTGATGCCGCCACTCGTAATCGAGCCGCCGAACTCGCGGTCGGTCAACTACAACAGCGGATCGCCCACCGCGACCCGCACATTCATCGTCACAGGATGCGCCACGGAAGCGGATGTGTACGGGCTGTTCAAGCTCGACGGCGAGCCGCCTTCCAACCTGCCGAACAAGTTCAGCCTCTACCCGAACCTGTCGGAGCTGAATCCTCCCGTGCAGATCGTGGCGATGGACTTCGCGCTCGCGCGCGATCCGGCAGTGCAGGAGAAGTGGTCGGTAACGATCACCTATCGGGAGACGGCCCTCGGCGGATCGTTTACCCAGCTCTCGCCCAATGACACAGGGTACGTCGCCGTACGCGGATCGACCGAGAGCGCGATGGGCGACCTGTGGCGGACATACACGAGTGATGCGGATTTCGCATACTGGCTTGCCGAGAAGGCTCCGCTCGGATTCCCGACATACTCGGTCCAGAGCACGCAGGGAGACATCGGTGGGCTGAAGATCGACGTTGCCGGACGCCCGACCCGGACGATGATCATGTACGAGTCGATCGTCGTGGACGTGACGCTTGGGGCAGTTCCCGACGTTCGAGCGATCCGGGACACGATCGGCTCCCGGAACTCGACGGAGTTCCTTGGGCTTCCGATCGGCGCGGTCCTGTTCAGGGGCGCACGGTGGACGAACCTGTCGCCCGGGAAGTGGCAGGTGTCCTACGACTTCCTTGCCGACTACTTCTACCACATGATCCAGCAGCCCCTGACGGACAGGCTTGGCAACCCGTTCCTCGACAACCAGAACCATGCCGAGTTCGTGAACTGGTCGCAGCCGTATCTCCGCCTCAAGGATCACCGATCCATGTCCCCGTACCTGCTGGCGCTGCCGTAGGATCACGTCATGGCAAACGAGATCACGCTTTCCGTCAACATGGGTGTCAGCAAGGGATCGCTTCGGTACACCTTCAGCCCGCCCACGGCAAGCATCAACCTGACCGGCAATGCTGCTGCCGGCGGAGTCCAGAACGTAGGCACGACGACGACCGAGCTCGAGCTCATAAACATCACGACGCGCGGCATGGCAAACTTCGTCAACCTGTCGACGGGCACGGAGATCGAGATCGGCGCGCATGACGGGTCCAATTTCCTCCCGTTCGGCCTGCTGAAGGCTGGCGAGCCTGCCGTGATTCGGCTTTCCGCTCAAGCCGGAACCACCAAGTCTCCGGTCGCAAGGATCGTCGGGACTGCCGGGACCGCAAACCTGCAGTGGCAGGTGTTCAGCGAGTGACGCATGTGGCGAAACTTCACGCAAGGGAATATCGGCGAACTCACTGCGCAGCAGTGGATGGAGATGCAGAACAGCGTCGCCTCGCGGGCATGGAGGAGCAGGCCGCTTGACCAGCCGCTGCTGCAGCGCGAGCGGACGCTGCTCGTCAAGATCGGCCCGAAGTACGGCTCTGGAACGATCATCGGCAGCACGCAATCGCAAGTCCCGGGAGCGACGCGGATCCGTGCGCAAGCGTACGAGTTCGAGGAAGTGTTCCTGCGACTTGACAACAACGGATCCGTCGAGGAGGCGACCCGGTCCTACGGGCTGAAGAGCGTTATTCCCGGAGCGATTTTCACCAACAGCTACTACGCCATCGACCTGAACGAGTCGAGCAACATCAAGGTAGGAGCTTATGCGCTCATCACGCCTGTCAGCATTGACATGGGACCGCCCGGATTCGCGTTTGACGAGAAGCAGTTCTTCTACGAAAACATCTTCGTGATCGTGAACCTCATCGGGCCGCCGATGTCTCGCATGATGTTCATTACGGCTGTGCAGGACGATCAGGGGCTGTACACGGCTGTCGAGCGCGACCCGTTTACGGGCAATCAGGTCGGGCCGGAAGTGACCCTGTACAACGTCTATGAGATCGACGGCAACGACTACTACGGGGCGCTGCGCGAAGAGAACCAGAATCCGTGCGCGCGACTTGATCCTCGCCCGCTGCGACCGGGGCATTGGGTGCTCGCAACCACTTGGGCAAACTCGTGGTACACGATCGCGCCGACGCCGTTTAAGGCTTATTGTCAGGACTGCGGTCCGGGCGCGCCATCGCCGCTGACCGGACCAGTCGTGTCTGCGGAGGAAATGGCTGCGTCTCTGATGCTGAAGGGAACATGATGCAAGGACGGCTTCTCTACATCGGCACGCCGGACACGACGCCCGAGCCCGTCATTCAGATCAGCAACGGAAGCAAGGCGATCATCACCAGCATCCGCCTCTCCGCGCCAACGAACAGCAACGGCTCGTTCGACATGTACCACCTGCACCTCGGCGAGACGACGATCAACACGAATCAGGCGATCGCGTTCAACTTCCCGGTCAACAGCAAGGCCGCGGTCGAGTTCCTGACGCACCCGCTGCCCGTGTCGCCCGGCGAGTCGATCTGGGTCGGCGCTGACGACGTGGCGATAGCGATCTACGGCGTGACCTTCCCATGAGCGGGATCGTGGCGGCTGCGCAGTCCTCGGGCTGCTGCTGCGCGCCGATGCCATCGCTCGGGTGCAGGCAGACGGAGGCGGCCGCGTACCTGCAGGCCGTTGATGACTTCGATGAACTGAATGCGGAGATGTCGATCCAGTTCATGCGGTCGATCGTGTACCTGCAGGACTGCGAACTGAACTGCACAGGCGCGAGCGCAACTTTGACCGCCCAAGCGAACAACCTGTCACTCGAGAAGGAGGCTGGCGGGATCTCTTGGCTGACCCGCGTGCCTACGACGGCAGGCGGAGGGTCGCAGTCCGTAGGCACTTGCCGGGACTTTGAGCGGTGCTGCTGCCGCAGTTGCAACGACATAACCGTGCCGTGCGCGCCCACCACCCCATGCGGCGGTCAGTTCAATCTCGAGTGCTGCGAGAAGCCGTTTACGGTGCAGGTCAAGCCACCGTACTTCTGCCTTGACGATTACGAGGACCGCAACGAGAACTCCCGCTGCATCGAGTGCCAGCCCAACCAGTGGATCAACTCCTACAGGCAGTACGCCTCAAGGGCGATGATCGTCACCAAGTCGGCAAGCCTCAACTTCATCTGCGGCTTCGGGTATTCGCGACCGTGCGGTCCGAACCCGAGGGATGCCACGTTCTGCAGGTTCGAACTGACCGTCAACCTGCAGGTGCGGGTCGAATGCCCATCCGGAGGGAATGTCACATCCACAGGCATCTCGTATGTCAAGCCATGCTGCGACTATTCTGAAGGACCGGTAGGGATCTACACCCGTGTGGACGGCGACCCGGCGGACTTCACCTTCACGGACACCAACGAATGCAGGGTCATAAGCCAGACGTTCAACACAAGCACGACGGCGACCGTCACGCGCGGGTAGCGCATACGCCGCCCGTCCTGTGCGCATTCCCGACAGGCGAGGGAACTCTTGCCGTCGTGAACTGCGGCTCCTACCGGACTGACGGGCAGCGGATGTCATGCGCGCTGGGGTATCAGGCAGGGATCTCGCAGTGCTCCAAGTGCAAGTGGCGCACCCCGCTCGTAGTCATCAGCCTGCCGGCCGTGCAGCCGCATCGAATGCGCGGTCTAGGCGACCTGATCCATCGCATCGTGCGCATCCTGTTCCTCGGGCGCACCGATCTCGCGGAGCGCCTTGCGGGGCGCGTGGAGGCGCTATGGCGCCCTCGACGCCGCGCCGACCCCGTGAGCATCCCGACGACGCCGAGGCGTCCCTGCGGCTGTCAGGCGCGCAGGGAAGCCCTGAATCGCGCCCTACCCTTCAACTGACATGGCAATCGACTACACGTCCACAACTTCTGGCCTGTTCGTTCGCCTCGGCAAGATCGTCAATGCCGGGAAGGACTGGAGGTCTGCGCAGAACACCCTCGTCACGCACATCGAGGAGACGATGGGCAAGTACACGTCTACCTCGATTGACAGGGTCGAGTATCTCGGCAGCATGGCAAGCAACCGGGAGGCGATCGCCAATACAGGGATGCCCGTGCAGGCTGCCGTCAAGGATGCGATCGAACGGACGATCATTGAGCAGGTGGACGCCGAGCTCACGCCCGGGCTCGAGCCCGCCAAGACGGTCGACAACGCCCTGCGCAGGCTCACGTTGGACATGGCGACGAACACGACGCCGCAGTCCATCGGCACGACGGCGATCAGCTTCAGCGGCGTGACCAACGCCTCGACCACGTTCGATGGCACGATCATCATGTCGCCGAACGAGCGGTTCAACTTCGGCGGCGTCAAGGGCAACGCGGCGACCAGCAATGACACCCCGCTCGCGGAGACGCTTACGGCTCGGTGCGTCAAGGACGCGCGCGACGGCTCGCTCATCCTCGGCAACGAGCGCTTCGAGATCGCGGGAGACAACGCCGTCGACCGCCTCGACCGCACATGGCCGCAGGGCTCCGGGTGCCGCGTCCTGATGAATGCGACCTGCTCGGATATGGACTCGCGCAGCGGTCCCGGTCAGAACATGCTCACGAACAGCGGCTTCGAGCGCGTGGACGCGACGCCATTCCCGCTCGACTGGACCATCGGCACAGGCACGGCAGGCACAAGCATCAGGTCCGTGGCGACGCCATACCGCGGCGCGAACAGTATGCGATTCGACGGCGACGGCACGACCGAGCGCAGCGTCTACCAGATCATGGGGCAGGGACCGCGCGCGCGGATCAAGACGAACACGTCGTACGTGATCTCCGCGCGCATCAGGGCAAGCGTGGCGGACCTGACGCAAGGAATCCTTCAGATCGGGCTCGCGGACTCGACGGGGACGGTCATCTCGGGATGCGTGGCCGCGCAGACGTTCAGCGCCGGCAGTCCGCTGCCTACTGCATCATGGACGCACCTCAAGGCGGCGATTACAACGCCGCTGAACCTCGGCAGCGTGATCCAATTCCGCATCCAGACCGGATCGGGCGGCGGCGCGCTGGCGAACACTGCTCGTCTGCTCATTGACGAGGTGGTCCTCGCCGAGGTGGTCACGCTCTACCCCGGCGGTCCGGGCGCGGTCATCGTGCCGGGTACGAGCAACTTCGAGCTCGACGACTCGATGCAGGTGTCGATCGCCAAGACGCAGGCGGAATGGCACCTTGAGCTCGACCGCTACCTCGACCTTGCCGGCAGGGGCATCCGCTTCCCGTCGAGCAACACGCCGACGATCAGCTCCGCGCTCATCGCCTGATAACCGTGCCGTAACTGCCGCTAGGGGCGCGGGTTAGGAAATATCTGCGGGAATGGTTGCACAACCGTATACCAAGTGTACGATAGATGCACCGCGCGGCATTCCGCTGCGCCCAACCAAGGAGAGACACATGCAGATCCCGTACGCAGCACACACCGCCCTCTGCCGCCGCTACCGCGGCGCGCGCATCGACGACATCGAGTTCCGCGAGCACGCCGATGCGCTCGACTGGTCGGCCGTCTGGCCCGTCATCGACGCAGACCTCTGCCTTGTCGGCATCGTGATCGACAGCGCCGAGGACGGCTACCTCAACTGGCGCGACGAGGCGATGATCTCGCTGTCCGACGTAATGGACGGCGGATGGCTCATCAACGTCCCCGAGGACGGGTACGCCACACAGCCGATGGGAGGCCGCTGATGCAGCACGAGCACGTAGTCAAGATCGCGCGCCTCATGGCGCACATGACCCGCGACCCCGCAGGCGAGCCCATCGTCGCCGGGCGGTCGATGAGCAGGGCGAGCACATGCGACCTCATCACCGCCGTCAAGGACGAGGCGATCACGCTGGGGATGCACAAGTGCCAGTACGCGTGGGACGACAGGCGCGTCGTGGACCAGACCGCCAAGGTGCAGGCGCTCGTCGACCACCTCCGCGAGAGGTTCGAGTGCGCATGAGCGACACGCCCGCAGACTGGATCAGCGCCGCGCTCATCATGGCGCTCGCCGTGGCGTTCATCATCGCCTGCTCGCGGGACGAGTGATGCGCGCCCCGCTGCGGATGCCATCGTTCGCCCCGCCCACGGACTCGGTGCTCGCACACGCCATCTGGCACGTCGGGCAGCAGACCACCGTGGTGGACTCCGTGCGCATCGAGAACGCGGTCCTGCGTGACCGCACATGGACGCTGGCCGAGCGCGACCTCATCCGGCTCGCGGCGATCTCGCGGCGCCACCACTTGGCATACCGAAACGATTGTTGTACAGTTACCGAACGGACGCGGAAGGGTCGCCCGCGCCCGGCTCAATGACCAGCGACCACCAAGGAGAGATACCGTGACAGACACCCAACCCAACCATGCCGCGATCGCGCTCGTCAAGGCCGCGATGGAGATGGCGAACCCGCAGGCGGACAGCAAGAACGCGGCATTCAAGCGTGACGGGGAGGCGTACCGCTACGCCAGCCTCAACGCCGTGCTCGAGGTCGTGAAGCCCACGCTCGCCAAGCACGGGCTCGCGCTGTTCCAGCCCGTGAGCACGGACAAGGAGCGCGGCTTCATCGAGGTGCAGACGATGTTCCTGCATATCAGCGGCGGGCAAGTGACGTTCCCGACCTACTCGACGCCGCTCACGGCGGCAATGACACAGCAGGCTATCGGCGGCTCGATCTCGTACATGAGGCGCTACGCCTTGCAGAGCGCTCTCGGACTGGCGGCGGACGACAACGATGCCGAGGACGACCGCATTGCCCGGCAGGTCCAGAATCGCACCCCCGCTCCGGGAAATGCCGGAGTGAGCGCCTCAGCCC